GAGGTTACAGAACCAGACCGAATGTGGATGCTATTGTCGAACCGAAACTTACCGAATCGGTAACCGAATCGGTTAATTCGGTTGAACCGAAAGTATGAACCGAATTAACCGAAACTTACCGAAACTTACCGAAACTGCCGGCTCAAACAGTCGGTATTTCGAACCGAAACTTACCGAAAGTGCTTATAAGCACATTCGGTTTCGGTTCGTAAACTGTTTCGGCTCGGTTCGGTTCGGTTTTGGGAAAATCGGGCAAGGTTGGGAAAGTTGGGGATTGGCATGATTGAAGTTGAAATGGACATGAAAATTGTGTCAGTGGCCAACATGCGGTTGCATTGGGCGGCTAAAGCCAGGTTGACTAAAACCCAACGGCAAAAGACTAGGATGGCCTTGGCAGCTGTTGCACAGTCCTTTGGCGTGGAGATACTGCCAGTCACCGTGGTGTTGACTAGGGTGGCTCCAAGGAAGCTGGATGGGGATAACTTGCAGTCTGGGTTTAAAGCGGTCAGGGACGGTGTGGCTGACTGGCTTGGCGTGGATGATGGCAGTGACATGATTGAGTGGCAGTACAACCAAAGGTCTGGTGGGCCGAATGTGTACAAGGTTGAGATCGAGGTGATAACATGACGGTGTGCGCAGTTGCCATTGCCGCACCTTTGGGGAAAGCGCCAGTTGGTGTGAGTACCTTCTTTTTTTAAGGAGTTTACAAGTGACTGATAACTTGGCGTCAGAAATGACAGTGCAAAGAGAAGGCCCAGGCCGTCCAGCTTTGTTTCCGGCAGAACATGAGGCTTGGCAAAATATCCTGCGTGGCATCTCAGAAGGCAAAAGCCTGACCAGCACCCTCAGAGCCGAGGGAATGCCCAGTTACTCGCTGGCGCGTCAAATGATCAAGAACAACCCAGAGTTCAGGGCGGCTTACGAAAAGGCCGTAGAAGACCGCGCAGACCGTTTGGCAGAGGAAATCATTGAGTTGTCAGATAAAGAGCTTCCAGATGGTTTAGAAGGTTCTATGGCCAGTGCTTGGGTTCAACAGAAACGTCTGCAAGTTGAAGCACGCAAATGGGTGGCTGCAAAACTTAAACCTAAAACTTACGGTGACCGCATTGATGTTGCCGTGACCGATCACAGGATTAGCGTCATGGATGCGCTGACTCAAGCTAAACAGCGCGTGTTGATGGATAACAGTAACGTGGTAGATGTGGAAGCGAAGCAGGCGTAATCGGGAAGGTTATGCGCTTTTTGCATAAAAATTGTACGGTTACGCGCACGCGCGCACGTTGCGTAAACGCAACGAAAAGAAAGCCAAACAACAAGAAAAGCATCGTCCACTTTATACAATGACCATTATGTTAAGTTGAGCCTAAGTTATCCACAGAAAAAATACTACTCAGGCATTACAGTTCTAGTTATCCACAGGCAATTGTGGACAACTGTGGAAAAGTACCTGTGGACAAGCCCCCAGCCGGCCATGGGGAGGGGGTAGGGCCGGCGCGAAAGGGCCGAAGGAACGGTAGCCCCGCGAACATTTTTTAAAAAATTTTTCTATTTTTATTTTTTCGTTTATTATTTCGCCATGCCCATCAAAAACGCCCTAGCCCAGCGCCCAGCAAACATGTTGGCGTACCAAGACTCTTTGAGCGCAACCCAGCGCAATGAGTATTTGGGCGCACTGGCTGACCTGATAGCGCAGAGTTATTCACCCCAGCGCACACAGCAGATGCAGGGCACGGCGCGGTTCTTATCGATGCCGGCGATTAGCCAGACACTGGATCGCCTGTCCTACGGCGAACCCCTAACAACTGGCGCTGGCATGACGACACGCATTAGGCCGGAGGCGTTAGAAGCTGCCATGGCGGTGGCGCCAGCGGCACAGCCGGTGACCATGGCCACACTGCAAGCGGCAAGGGCTGCAAGGCAGGCGGCATTGCAAGCAGGCAGAGCTGGTGAGCGCTATGCGGAGAAGGTTGTGCCAGGCATCATGGAGCAAGGTGGTTTGCCTGCTGAGATGTTAGGCGCGATGGCGGGACAGCCATCAAGAATGCTTCCGCAGCAAGGCCGCAGTGGCTTTGGCGCGTTTGATCCACGCTATGACCCAAGGGTTCAAGAGCAGGCCAGAATGCAGGCCATGGTGCGTGATGTGCAGTTGAATCCTAATGCGGTAAACCCGTCCACGGTTACGCTAGATCAATTTGCTGGCAGGCCGTTTATTACGAGCATGGCTGACAGAACGGCAGCTGGTGGCAAGTTGGTTGGCATTGACAATGTGCAATTTAACCGCCCTGTTGAGTTTTTAGGTGGTCAGGATTACATGTTCAACAATCCTGGCTTAGTTTGGTCATCTGGCAAGACGCCTGCAAATGCTTTGGTGAAGTATGCCAATGAAATTAAGCAGGCTACGGGTCAAGACCCAATTTATTTGCCTTACCGCATGGCGCCAACTGGCGGTGACTTTGCTCAATTTACTGGTGAGACAATGTTGGCTTACGCTGATGCTGCCATGGGCAAGACGCAGAAAAAACAATTAGACAGATCGATTAAGAAATTTATTCCTACTTGGTCTGGTGTGTCTGATCCGGCAAGTGTTCAGCAGTTTAGGGACGCGCCGGACAAGACGCGCAAGGCCATCAAGGCAATGATGGACAGGGACTTCCGCAATGAAGGTGGTTTGAACATTGGCAGCGCAAGGTTGGCGGTGTCTGACCCTGCGCAATTGGCCGCGCAAGAAGGTGGCATTCAGAATGTGGGTGAGATATTTGCAGGCAGTCCATTGGTTAAATCAAGCCACCCAGCTTACCCAGGCGGTGTGCAGGGCAAAGGCATTGGCACACTGGCTGAAGACCTTAACATTTTTGAATTGTTGCCCGAAGTGGTTAAGGCGCGAGGCATTCCAGACCCAAGAAACCCAAGGCCATCAGATTTAAGGGCAATGCAGATGAAGCCTTACTCTGGCGTGATCAGCAATGAGCTACTCAAGAGCCTTGGCTATTGAACAAGAACTTTGGATCAAAAGTGCTGGCAAAATCTTCACCGTATCGATCAGACAGAAATGCTTTGACTGATTCTTCGGTGACTTCGCTTACGCCGGTAACAACACAGCGCGTTTCATGCAAGCCAAGTGCATTGAGCATTTTGGCTGGCATCTTGATGTCGGTATTGACGATGGGTGATAATGTCATGCCCCCATTCTATCAGATAGCTAGATAAATGCAAACCACGATCTACAAGCCCGAAGACGAACAAGAGTTGATGGCCACTCTGTGGACACCGGCCATTGCCGATGACCCAGAGGCGTTTGTGCTGTTTGCCTTTCCTTGGGGTCAGGAAAATACACCCCTTCAAAACTTCAAAGGCCCCCGAAAGTGGCAGCGTGAAGTCCTAAGAGAAATAACTCAGCACATCAAAAACAACCAGGGCAAGGTAGACTTCAACACCCTGCGCAGTGCGGTGTCCTCTGGCCGTGGTATTGGTAAATCAGCCCTCGTGTCATGGCTTACCATCTGGATGTTGTCTACTCGCATTGGCTCAACAACAATTATTTCGGCCAACAGCGAAGCCCAGCTCAGAGCAGTCACATGGGCCGAGATCACAAAGTGGTTGGCCATGAGCATCAACAGCCACTGGTTTGAGGTTGCGGCTACCAAGATCACGCCAGCTACTTGGCTGACTGAACTGGTTGAGAAAGACTTGAAAAAAGGCACACGCTATTGGGCTGTTGAGGGCCGTTTGTGGTCAGCAGAGAACCCAGATGCCTATGCTGGTGTTCACAACTTTGACGGTGTGATGGTGATCTTTGATGAGGCCAGCGGTATCGATGACTCAATCTGGGCTGTGACGGCTGGTTTCTTTACAGAGAACACACCGAACCGCCTTTGGCTGGCGTTTTCCAATCCACGCCGAAACACTGGCTACTTTTATGAGTGCTTTAACTCCAAACGCGACTTTTGGAATAACAAAGTGGTTGACGCACGCACCGTAGAAGGCACGGACAAACAGGTTTACCAGAACATCATTGACGAATACGGCCCCGACTCTAGCCAGGCACACGTTGAGGTCTATGGCATGTTCCCATCTGAGGGTGATGACCAGTTTATTCCGGCTGACATTGTGGACGAGGCTATGTCACGGCCTAAGTACAAGGATCAGACAGCCCCAATCATCATTGGAGTTGATCCTGCACGCTTTGGCGCTGACGCAACGGTGATTGCCATTCGCCAAGGGCGCGACATTGTGCGCATTGACAGGCATCGAGGTGATGACACCATGACTGTGGTTGGTCACATCATTGAGGCCATCGAGGAATTCAGCCCTGCCCTAGTGGTCATTGACGAAGGTGGGCTTGGCGCTGGCATTGTTGACCGTTTGAAAGAGCAAAGATACAAAATCAAAGGTGTCAACTTTGGCAATAAGTCGGCAAATCCGATCATGTATGGCAATAAACGCGCTGAAATGTGGGGGAAAATGAAGGATTGGCTAAGAACCGCAAGTATTCCTAAAGATAGGTTCTTGAAAACTGATTTGGTTTCGCCTATGATCAAGCCAGATTCTAGGGGCACTATATTTTTGGAGTCAAAGAAGGACATGAAGGCCCGTGGCCTGGCATCTCCTGACGCAGCTGACGCAATATGCGTTACATTTGCGTTTCCCGTGGCTCATAGGGAATATACTGCGAAGGAAAGAACCCGCGCATATTCTGACCGCACGGCAGTTGCAACTTCATGGATGGGAAGTTAGATGGCTACAAAGAAAAATGTCTCTCTCAGCGTTGGCCGTGGCGAGAAGTTGCCGGTCAGCAAAGGTGCTGGCTTGACCGCCAAAGGGCGCGAGAAGTACAATCGAGAAACTGGCAGCAATCTCAAGGCGCCAGCGCCTAATCCAAAAACAAAAGCAGATCAGGGGCGCAAGGATTCATTTTGTGCAAGAATGGGCGCCGTAGCGGCCAACGCCAAAGATGGCGAACGCGCTAAAGCAGCTCTTAAACGATGGAAGTGTTGATCATGGCCACTAAACCACCAGGCTTGTATGCCAATATTGCAGCCAAACGTGAGCGCATAGCCGCTGGCAGCAAAGAGAAAATGCGTCAGCCAGGCGACAAGGGTGCGCCCACTGCCAAGGCTTTTAAAGAGTCTGCCAAAACTGCGAAAAAGAAATAATCATGGCAAATACCAAGCCAATTGGCGTTGCATACGAAGACCAGAACATCATTGGTGCGGATATTGTTCAGGCCACCAACATTGCCACCACTGGCACGATTGGTTATGCAGCTGGTGCTTACGACACCGTAACCCAAACCAACAACAAAACCACAGCGGTCACGATTAACACGCCTTCTGGCCAGATCATCACGGCCAATGCTCAGATGGCCCCTAACGCCAATGCGGTGTTTGTGGTTAATTGCAGCACAGTCAGCACCAAAGATGTGGTGGTGATTAGCGTGGCCTCTGGCGGCACTTTGGGCGCGTACAACGTGTTTATCGTGGCAGTCAGCAATGGCTCGTTCACGGTAGAAATCAAGAACGTGACAAACAACGCATACAGCGAAGCCATCCATTTGAACTACGCCATTTTCCACACGGAGACTTAAATGCCACTGGTTAAATCAAAATCACCCGAAGCCTTTCGCAAGAACGTCAAAGCTGAAGTCAAAGCTGGCAAGCCCGTCAAGCAGGCCGTGGCCATCGCGTATTCAGTCAAACGTGAAGCAGAAAAGAAGAAAAAATAATGGCTGATCCAACCGGAATGGTCGCGG